GGCTTTTCTCGCCCAAACCATTTCTTGGAATTTCGATTTTTATTCTCGAATCATTCCCATCTAATGGCCCGGGTTGGAGCTGTTCTTCAAATTGCTCGAAAAACGGACTATATTTCCAGTGTGCTAGTGATTTATCACCGGCAGGTTTAGTTTTAAACTTATACTTTCCTAAGAAAGTACATTGTGGTCCAATTGGCAAATCGGTTGGTGTTCCTTCAACAATTAATTTACGGAAAGAATCTTCTTCTCCTCCATGTTGAGTAAATAAGCGCACATCCTCCTTTCGAAGTATAGACGCGTACCAATTTGCTGCTGTTCCGCCACAATGAAAACCTATAATTTTCGATTGATATCGATCCCTATAGGATAAAATTAAACCGCCGCAATCACCTTTACGTGCTAGAGCGACACTCATGTTCAATTGAGAAATCTTTACAAAATCTGTCAATTGAGGGACGACTGAAGTTTTTGTTCTTACAAACTTAGTCTTTATTCCTTCTACGGAAACGCGACCAATCGCGAGAGCTGGGGCCGACGGGAGAAAACATAAACAGGTTTGTTCATCTGTTAAGTCCCTCCAGTTGGTTTCATCACAAAGATATGGTTCGAGAGATCTAAATTTATCGACCATAGACGCCATCATATTTAATGGTGCTCTAATGCCTCGCGACATTATAACAGAGCGTAGTCTATCTTTGCTAATGATTCTTGCGAACCCAATATCTCTTACGATATCTATCGATTCGACGTGGCATACTTGATAACCTTGTAATGTTTTTCGGTCATTCCATCGCCAGAATCGAACAAATTCGCCAACTTCATATACATGAGCGTTGAAAATTACCATATCGTAATGGCCAATTCCGAACGTCATACGGCGAACTTCATTTGAATCCATATCGTTTAAGTCTGCGATAGACATATAAACTTGGTATCTTCCAACCAATGAATTCATAAGGGCCATGGAATCATCTGCTCCATGTTGATCGAAAATCTCTTCTGTTGTTGTTTCAGAAATTTTCTTTAACCCTTTAATATCTTCAGCGATTTTATTTAAATCTCTAAGTTCTCTTTGGATAAATCGACGTGGCAGACCTTGAATAGTCGTGGTCAGACCTACCAAATTAATTTTAAAATGATAAATATCATTTATTTTACGGCAGTAGATTTCTCCCTGCCAATCCATAACTCTGAGATGTTCCAATCGCTTAAGATATTTTAGATGTTGAGTTACCACATCTGTCTCGGTTCCGACAAGATTATAGCGTATTTCTACACCATAACCGTCTGTCTTATCTACTACTATCGGTAAACGTTTTATGCTGATCAATTCAGATTTCTCTATTAGGAAATCCTCAGATTCAGAAAAACTAGCAACAATATGAGAGTTCTTAGTTCTCA